CAGAGGATTTAAACCTAGTGATTGTTGGTGATTGGGTTGATCCATCGGTTGACGCATCAGCATGAATTTAGAGTTAAAACGATTTAGTTCACAAAGTGATTCTACTTTAGGATTACTTTTTGTGGATGGTGAGTTTGAATGCTTTGTTCTTGAAGATGAGAGTAGAGATGTAAAAGTTAAAGGTGAAACAAGGATTCCTTGTGGCTTTTATGACATAAAAAAACGTGAAGTATTAAGTGGATTAACCAAAAAGTATAGGGCAAAATTTGATTGGTTTGATTATCATTTTGAAATACAAGGCGTAAAAGACTTTAACTATGTATATTTGCATATAGGAAACGACACATCAAATTCTGATGGTTGTCTACTCCTAAACGATGGAATAAAATCTAATGCTCATGGACTAAGCCAAAGCAATAACGGTTCAAGCAGTACATCAGCATTTAAGAGATTATACCAAAAGATGAGTAAAAATGAATGTATAACAATTAATATAACAGACAATGTTTGAGAATAAAACAATCACATTTAAGGAAGCAGAAGATTATCACAAAGGATTAATTCTTCTAACTAATGCAATAGAATCTTCACAAGAAGGTGTAGGATTTGATTTAACCTATTTATTAAATAAGGCGATAAAGAAGATTGAATCAGATTCACAATCAATGGTAGATGCTAAGAAGCAAATGCTTGAGGTTTACGGCACTTTAGAGGAGAATGGTACACTAACACTAGCCGAGACAAACGAAGACGTTATAGCCTCTGTAAATAAGGATTTAAACGACTTCTACGATAAGTCAGATGAGTTTAGTGTAATTAAAGATAAAATCAACATAAAGGATATAAAGCATCTTAGGATAAAGCCAAGTTTTTTGGTTCTCTTTGATAAATATCTAGAAGGTTTAGAAGAATATGAATGATACAAGTAAGGATGTAAGAGCATATATTTATTCTCAATTAGACGGGAATATAACTCATGATGCAAGTGGAGTTCCTGTAGTTGCAAAACCAACGGATCTCACATCATATCCTTATATTGTTATTCAGTCTTCTAATTTTGCTGACACTAGTTTAAAGGATAGGTTTTACGGTACTCATGAAGTAGAGATACAAGTTCACACCAAATTTCCTTTGAACTATGGTGGGCAAGACGATTGTGATGATATTTCAAATTCTATTACACAATTGATTAGAACACATAATGCTAGTTCTAATTTTGGTGGTGACACAATGTTTATATTTAAACAAACTAGTCAAAGGTATTTAAATGATGATGATGGACAGTATGATTACTATACTAAATCATTATTCTTTGATGCCGAGGTAATAAGTAATAATTAATGAATGGAAGTAGTCTCCTTTTATATATTGATGACGATAGGCTTTTATTTTCAAAATCTCACAGTTTTTCGTTTGATGGGGACATGGTTGATGTATCCACTAAAGTACCTACGGCTTCTATTGTCGGAGAAAGTTATTATTGGGAGACTGCTAATTTAAATTGGGAAGCTGCTGATTTAAATTGGGATGATATTATTTATGATGCTTCTTTATCCGGATGGAGTGAATCAATGGTTGGATATCGTTCTTCAAAATTCTCTGCTGAAGGATTACTCAGTTTAAATAAGGTTTTTCAGAGTTGGGACACAACAGATTATTATTGGCAATTATTTGATGTTAATTGGGAGGATGGTGCTATTGATCCAAACCCATCAACTAGTTTAGATGATTTAATAATAACAGGGGAAGAAGTTAAGTTTCAGATTTTAGATATAAACATGAACTCAGTTTTCGTTGGTAGATGTAAGGTGTCTTCCTATGAGTTGGTTGCTAATAATGAAGGAGCAATGTTTTTTAATGCTGATTTTAGTGTAACGGGAGTAGTTAGTTAATTATATCTATTTTTTTATTTATCTTTGAGTTAAAATTAACAATATGGCTGCAATTAACGGAACTTCATTAACACTTTACATACCTCAAGGAGCGGCAGGCTCAGAAGTATGGGTACCAATAGGATTAGCTAAGTCAGCTAGTCTATCAATATCTGCTGATACTCCGGACATATCTACTAAAGATAGTAATGCTTGGACAGAAGTAATGGCGGGTATTCGTAGCTTCTCAATGGACTTTGAGGCTCTTTTGAGTCTTGAAGCTGATGCTTCTGCAAATGGATTTGTTCCTTTATATGCTTACTTTTCTGCTAGAACTACCTTAAAGGTAGCTTTCGGCAAGGATGGTGGATTTTGGTATGGTGATGCAATTCTTTCATCTTTAGAGCAAAGTGCTGAAGCAGAACAACCGGTAAGTTATAGCGGTTCCCTAACAGGATCCGGAGCATTGGTTTACAGTACTCTTACTCCGGTAAGCTCTAACTACCCTTAATAATTAACTAATTAATTAAATTTTATGGCAATAAACAAACACAGAGGTACTTGTATCATCAGCATTGGTGGCAAGAAAAGAGGATTGGTATTCAATATGAATACTTATGCGATATTTTGCGATGGGTTAGATATTAATCTAACTGAAATGGATAAGGTTTTCTCAGATAGAAGACAAGCAAAGGCATTATGTTGGTTATTATATTCGGGATGCGTAGCTTATGATGAGAAGAATAATAAGGATGTTGATTACAACATACATGACTTCTATGATTGGGCAATGGAACTCAGTAGTGAGGACACCAATAAGGTAATGGAAACCATGATGGCTTCTCAGAATTTAGGTAATGATTCTAATAATGGAATGTCAAGAAACATCGTTAAGTCAACTAAAGATGATTTAAAAAAAAATTAATCACTTTCGATGACATATTGGATCAAGGAATAGGAACGTTGGGTTTATCACCCGACGTTTTTTGGTTATTAACGTGGGCAGATTTTGTTAGACTAATGGAAGCATGGACACACAACCAAAACCAATCTTGGGACAGAACTAGATATCAGTCTACTATGGTAGCTAATTGCGCTATGGGTAGAAAAAAGACAATTAATCCAAAAGATTTATTCAAATTACCTCACGATTTTAGTAGTGAATCAAAAACCCCATTACCTACAAAGGAAGAGATGGATGCTTTAAAAGGAAAGTACATGAAACTACCTATCTAATATTAATTAAATTTGTATTATGACTGAAAAGAATAGACTAATTTTTGAAGCAATATTAAAGACAAGAAACTTTAATAACGGTGTCAAAAAAGTTCAAGCCGGATTTAAGCAATTATCTAACATGGTTACTGCTTTTTCTACTGCATTTATGGGCGCTCAACTTCTAGGAATGTTCAAGGATTGGGCAACAGAAGCGGGTAAAGTGGAAACTGTAAATAGAAGTTTTTCTAGATCATTTGGTGTAATGGCTTCTGAAACTGAAGCTAGTTTATCTAAAATGTCTACAGTTCTAAAAAGAAATACTTCTGAAATGAAAAGAGGAGCGGTTTCTTTTCAAGCATTCTTTACGGGATTAGGATTTGCTAGTAAGGCATCATCACAAATGTCGGTGGATCTACAAAAGATGTCTGTTGATTTGGCTTCTTTCTTTGGTATAGCTGATGCAAATGCACAAAAGAGATTTCTAGCTGCACTAGCGGGTTCTCCCGAAGTTCTTGATCAGTTTGGTATAAACCTAAAACAAGCTGCATTACAAGTTGAATTATACAATATGGGTATAAAGACAACTGTACAGAATACAAGCGAGACAATAAAAACTACTGCTAGATTAGCTATTATAATGCGTTCAATGTCATCTGCCGGAATATTGGGGGATGCTTTTAGATCAATGGACACATATGCGGGTAAAGTTAAGGCATTAGAGGCTCAATTTCTTGAATTTGAGCAGAGCATGGGAGATGTTGTTATTCCTGTTTTAATTAAGGGAATGGAAACATTAAGTGGTTTGTTTACTATAATTGATAATATATTAAAACTTGGTGATTTATCTGATTTCTTAGCGGGTGATGCTATTAAGGCAGCAGAAATTAAAAAATACAGAGAGGAACTTGAGAAAATAAAAGAAACTCAAGAGATACTTAATTTTCTTGCTGAAATTAATTCTAGATTTAGGGATGCTAATAGAGTGTTATCTAAAGAAGAGTATGCCATTTTTGTTTCAATGGTTCAGAAAGAAACTGAATTAAAAAAACTTTTAGAAGAAGGTAATCTAGAAAGAGCAGATGAAGATGAATACAGAAAAGCATTTATTTATTATTCTACTGAAGTTCAAAAATTACAAGTAAAGATTAATGAAGCAACTAAAGAACAAGTAAGGCAACAAGAAGAGTTAAATAAATTAAAAAAAGAGGCTCTTGATTTAATATTAGATGAGGAAAAACAAATTAAAGATAGACATAAACTTGAGGATGAAGCTAGAGGATTTAATAGAAAAGATTCATCTGAATTAGAACTCTTAATATCAAAACAAAAAGAACTTTTACCAATATATGAAAAACAAGCAATAGCGGGAGCAATAACTAGTGAGGAGTATGGAACTCAGCTTTTCAGACTAGTTGCTATGGAACAAGCACTAGAAAATGTTTTAAAATTAGAGGGTGAAATAGCAAGACAAGAAATTAGGGAAGGACAACAAAAAGAAACTAAACAAATTAATCCAATTTTAGGTAGAAAACAACTTTTTGAAAAAACACTTGATTTAGATACAGGACACGTTATTAGAAGTGCATTTGCTAATGAAACATCAGAAGCATTAATGGGTGTTGATGATATGTGGGATAGAATAGGTAAAAAATTTAGTGAAAGAGCATCTCAAACAGTAGAAGTAATGAAAGTCGTTACTTTTAAGAAAGTAAGAGAAATGTCCATTGGATTACAAGATTTACTACAACCATTTGTCAATGCGTTAAATCAAGTTTTTGATCAAATGTTAACTCCTCCGGATGCTACATTAAGTAAAGAAGAACAAGCAGAACAGACAAAAGCAGCGTTTGCCGGTATTATAGTTGGTTTAGGACAAGCTATGATGGCAATTGGACAGGGTATGATTCTTACAGCTATTGGATTAAAAACATTAACAATGGATCCTATAGCGGGAGCTGCCATTGGTGCAGTAATGCTTGGTGTTGGAGCGGGTTTAGTTAAGTCGGGAAAAGGTAAGCTACAGAACCTAAAGAACGCCGCTCACGCAAGAGATGCCGGAGGGGGTGCAAATTCCGGTTCGGGAGTTGGAGGATTTCGTGATATGATGGGTGCAATACAAGGAGAACAAGTATTTAGATTAGCCGGTAATGATTTAGTTACGGCACTTAATAGAACAAACAGATTCCAAGGATCAATAGGAGGATAAAATATGGCTATATACGGTAAA